CGGAAATACCTTTGTCCAACTCGGACTCGGTAACATGATCATTTCCCGCCTCAAAAGGGTTGGGATCGATCTGAGTGACCAGAGCAACAACCAACGAGCGGCATTTCGCGCATCTAAGCTAGATGGGATCTACGGTGACGGTTATGTCACACTAGACCTATCAATGGCTTCAGACACGCTCAGCCGCGAGCTCGTCAAGCTTCTGGTTCCCGAGGACTGGTATCGCGTCATGGACGCAATACGATGCCAGTGTACGGTCTTGCCTAACGGTGAGAAAGTACGCCTCAGTAAGTTCAGTGCCATGGGGAACGGTTTTACCTTCCCCCTAGAAACTCTCGTGTTCTACGCCTTGTCCCAAGCTTCGATGGCCGAAACAGTCCATCGAAACAAAATCTGGGTCTACGGCGACGACATTATTGTTCCTAGAGGCTCCGCTTTACTTCTCACAGAGCTCCTCCGGTGGTGCGGCTTTTCAGTTAATATAGAAAAATCGTTTTACCATGGAGAATTCTATGAGAGTTGCGGTACTGACTATCTTGGCGGCCTCTCTGTTCGTCCTGTTTACTGGAAGCGTCGTTTACGCTGTGATAGGGACTACTACGTCCTTATTAACGGTTATCGCGACGCCTTTCCAGATGTTCCTGTTCACTCTTGGCTTGATAATCTTCGTGATCATCTGCTTCGCTCTTGTGACCGCCCTATACTTTTTGGCCCGCCGTTAAGGGGCCTCACGTCAGTAACTGACGATAGGGTTGTTACAGAGGATCGATCCCTTTACCGCACTCGCGTGCGCGATGGGATCATTCAGTGTCAGGTATATAACAGCGCACCTAGGCGTAAGCCTGTGCATGACGACTTCGCATACCTCCAGGCCCGTCACGGGCTTAAGAGGATCGATGCTACCCCAAGCATGCTTGATGAACCGGACCCGCCATCTAATCCTCGCGGAAAAGATGGTCGTGCTCTCGTTCCTATCAGGTCTGTAAAGGGTGGGAGGCGGTGGATTAGCGTGAGCTAGTCCGCCTACTTCTTGGTATTGTTTTAACT